GGGATATTATACATTTTCTACTGGTAGCCCCCAACTATTATGGTGTAGGGCGCCATAATTTTCCATAGTTGACGTCGCCCCAGTTGAGCCCCCCACCTTGATTGAAAAAGCTAGTTTTTCTAAAGGTAGTATCAATATGTCCAAGCCCGCGCATTTTGCTTTCAAGCTTTTTAAAGTTCATTTCAACGCTGATAGGAGGAGCAACTTGACGCCATTCGCACAAATAGCAAGCTAGACCATATTGTAAATAGTTCATCGTCCAGCCGTCATAAACTTGGCTGAGGTCTTGATTTAAATCGGTTGATTGAAGAGAGTACTTGCCTGTCAGCGTGTACGCATAAGCCAACACAGGAGGGAAATAAATATAAAGATTTGAACCGCCAAGGGCTCTTTCTAAGTGATACCACATAGGGAGCGTATTAACATGCTCGACACGTGGGGTCTCGAAATATTGGTAGCGTGAGAATTCTTCCATCTGCATACGAACGGATGCCGTATCGTTTGGATTCGTTAAATAATAAGCAAGAGTATCGATTTTTACTAGGTTAGGAATAAAGTACTTTTCTTGACCTACAATAAAGTTTCCTTGGACTTCTGAATAGTAAGGGATTAGCTCAATATCTGACCCTTTATCCTGCAAGAAAAAGTTAAGGCGTGACAAACCATCATTAATCTCTTCGCCTGTTACGGTTTGAAAGTTCCGAGAAACGATACCAGAGAGGTAGTAAGCGTCAGTGATTAGCTCGCGCGTCGTGTATGCCATGACTTTTCCCTCGAACAAGGCACCGGGCGCTAGCTGTAGGGTAACTAACGCCCGGGCTTGTAACTTTTTACATGCCTAGGCCGGTGCTTTGGTTAAGCGGGAAAGCAATAGCCATCATGTTGTAATTGACGGCTTCCTTGCCCCAGACCACGTCACGAGTCCATCCGTAAACGTTTTCAAACGGGATGATTCCGTAGTACAAACGCACGGAAACCAACGTATTCGGATCGGTGGCCGTCGCGGAAGGAAATGGTGCTGTAGACGGGAGCGGCGGCAGGGCAACGAACAAAGCATTGTCAGAAATGACAGCGCCTAATTTGCAGCTAGGCAAGAATTGAAACGCAGTGCCCACAGGAATTGGGGCGCCTAGGTTTTGATTCATATTTCCGGGGGTCGCACATAAAGGCGGATCGATCGTCACAGTTACATGACCTGAACCATCAGACGCAGCGGGCGCAAGTACGTTAACTTGTACGGGAAGCGTTGTAGGAGCATGACCAACGTAGGTTAACCAGCTTGGAGCGGGGTAGCTGTTATTGGCAAGGAACTGACCCTTATCAAAGATTGCCACAGCCAATGGGTCGTTAGTGTTAGCACCTGCAAGCGTGATTTGTGTAACGTTGTTCCAGGTCGGATCATTAACGCTTAGCAATGTTAAACCAATAGCTTGTATTCCGCATGTACCAGCGATATGAACAGGTAACAAGTTAGATACGAAGAACTCCGCACCATCCCAGTTTCCAAGCATCCATGATTGATATTGCTCTTCGTTTCGGTCAATCACAAACTGATTAGCCATGCTAGAAATGATTGCAGGGATTGCCTGAAGGTCTAAGTAAACTTTCAAGATACCAGGAGCGCTTGAGTATGCGCGGAAGTTTGCCAACATCTGCGCGATTTGTTGCGCTGAAGTGATTGGTGTTGAACCGTTACCATAGAAGCGATACGGTGTTGTTTCGCAAACTGTAGCAACGTCACGCTCAACTTTTGTCGCAAGTTCTTGCATTGCTGCATTCCCGCAACGGATTTGATATTCATCAAGATTGTTGAATATGATTTGTTCAGCAGTACCAGCAAAAGACACGTTAGCTTGTTTGTTTACGGTCAATGTACGGGCATTCTGTTGGATGGATTGGAAGTCTACAACCAAAGATTCTTGAGAAACGAAGCGAGGCGGAACTTCAAAGTTCACACTAGCGCCCAAGTTTCCGGGGAAGTTCTCTGGGTTTTTAAATTTCGTGTTAGCGTTAGCAACGAACGGTGAGCAGTTCTCGAAAATAGCCAAATCGGCCATGTTCCAGGTTATCACCTGTTGCAGAATATTTTGTGGAAATGACATAATCAAAAATCCCTTTCAACATATTAAAGTTATGCTGACGGGAAAATGTCTACCAACAAGTTAAAAAGACGAGAAGTTATCTCATGTTCTTTCTAACAGCTGCTTTCATATCTGCGAAAGACATTTGGCCCGCGTCAGCGGTAGCAGTTGAAGGTTTTACTTTTGATAGTGGGGCTGGCGCAGTAACCGCGCTTTGTGCCTTTTGCTTTGATTGTTTATTCATCTCTACGGACTCCGACAGGGCTCTCAACATTTTCTCGGCTTTCTTGGTTTGACCCGTTGCAAGCGCGGAATGGATATCGATAAAACGCCTATCATCTTTCCCTAGTTCATAATAAACATCTTTTGCATTTGGCACGCTATTGAGGAGTGGGATCCATTGCGGGGATGCCATCAAATCAATACTTGAGGTTACTTCGTCAAAGTCTGAATATTCTTGCCGACCTGTTTCTATTGTTCGCTGATGGTTTGCAAGCATCTGGTTAACAATATATTGGTCTTGTAGGTGCTTCAGCTTCTCGTTGAGCTTATCTTCAGTTAAGAAGTTTTGCGCGGGTTGCTGGGCTTGCTGCGCTTGAAGAGCTTGCATCGCTTCTTGTCGTCCACGCTCGTAAGCGTCGGCGGCACGTGCTTTTACAATGTCATTTACCTTTGACTGTGGCACAACTGGCTCAGACATTTGGTTATTAACATTTGAGGCGAGCTCAGGCGCTGCGACCTGTGCAGTATCCATGCTTTCACTATTCATTGTAAAACATTCCTTGTTGAATTTTGAACCCTGATTCACAGGTAACCCAAGCATTGAGGCTGCATGTGGCCTGTCATAGAACCCTTTGACTAGGTAGACCCTCGGTAACGTTCGAGTAGACGGCACTTGTAATATAGCACTAAGAATTTGAGCTTACAAGCGTTTGGTGTATTATTAACTTTCATTTCGGGGTCGTCTAATGGCAGGACAGCAGGCTTTGAACCTGTTAATTGTGGTTCGAGTCCACGCCCCGAAGTAGTAATATTGGCAATTAGCTCAGCGGTAGAGTCGCGCACTGTTAATGCGTTTGTCCCAAGTTCGATCCTTGGATTGCCAGCCAATACCGCTGTGGTAGCTCAGCCGGTAGAGCAATTGCCTTGTAAGCAATAGGTCGTCGGTTCGATTCCGACTCACAGCTTTTTTAACATAAGGGGAAATTATGAAACTTTTAAGCGAACTTTATCAAGATTCATTGAAGATGTGGTCAGACCATCACGCGCAAATCACGCAGCATCTAACCGAAATGATGCAACTTGCTGAAGCTGCACAGGCTCAGGCATTGAAAACATCTGGGCCAGCTGGCTTGGTTGTAGGAATTGGCGAAGATGCGCTAGCTGTCGTTTTAAAGCGTCTTGACGCACTGGAAGCAAAGCTCAATGCACAACAAGGAACACAAAATGCAAGCCAACCCTGAGAATATGGAAGTTATTAAGAGGCATACTGACCGCTTGTTTGATAATCTATACATGATTCAAAATAAGTACGCGCGGGACAATGCCGACATCATCACACATGAACAAATGTGCGAAACGTTAGTGACTACGGCGGCAAATCTTTTGCGCTTCAATATCTACACGTGCATCAAGCCGGACTTGCACGAGTTCGCAGTTAATGAGCTTGCAAAGAATATGCTAGACATTCTCAAAAAATCCATTGAGGAAGAGAAGAAGCATGAGGAAGAGCTGAGAAAGAAATTTGATAGTGAATCCGTCGATACTGACGGAATTATCTGCTAATATATTCTTAGCAAGATATCCTCTAGGCGCTGAAAGACCGGCTACAAATCGTGGCCGGTTTTTCTTTTATAGTGGTAATAAATTTAATCCCTAGTGGTAATCCGGTTTTCAACTGTCTCTTTATCAAAACCACAGCATGAAATCAAAAACGTTTTAAGCGCGTCAACTATAACCTGTAAATCTTCCGCGTTGATTGCCATATTGTGAGCGGGCCAAACTGGCTTGGTCTCATTGAGTCTTTCGTCATGCTCATACTCAGTGATTGATATCTCAAGACGATAGAAAAACTGCTTCTTAACTTCATCTAACATATCTTTATAGTCTTGGTCCATGCTTATTCCTTAGCTTTTTTGGGTCTGCCGCGTTTCTTGGGTTCTTCTGTCATTTCAGGCTCAACAGCTGCCTTTTCGCTCATGGTTTTTTGGTGTTCGTGAGCATCTCTTGCAAGCTGCTTGTCGAGCATTAACATATCGCGCTCGATTGCTTTGTGCGAAACGTCGTGAAGATGTGACGATTCTCTAACAGCCGCATCAAGGGCCATATCAACGCGCTTGTCATCTGCTTTTTGCTGCTCAATGCCTAGCTTTTCCTCTTCTAAGCGCAATTCAGCTAGGATTCTTGCAACTTCAATGCGCATTTCATCACGTGCAAGCTCAATTTTTGCGGCTTCCAAGTCTGTTTTAGCTTTATCTGACATCATTTGAGCTTGTACCTTGCTCATGCCGACCTCATGTTCGGCCTGTACTTGTTGCTGAGCGACCTGCATAGCTTGCTGTTCAATGGAAGGCTGGCGCTTTTGCTGCTCCATCATGGCTGCGTTCATTTCTTGCTTCGCCTGCATCCATTTACCGGCGCGGTCTTTCATTGTTTCGACGTTGCGAATGGTTAGGTTATCAACGATGAGGTCTAGGCAAGTGTCATTGAGGAACTGGCCAAAGCTTGGGATAGCATTAGCAAGCCCGATTGTTTGATTCATAAACTTCGTTTGTTGCGCTTCAAAGCTCACGCCTGCTTCTACTTCGATTTTAAAAGAACCAGGGGAATAGTTAAGCGATACGCCGCCGGGTTGATTGACCATCTCATAGCCATGTTTGCCGTCTTCAGTCATCACAGGCAAGCTTCTGGGGGTCGTGTAGTAAGTGGGGATCCAATCAATCATTGCTTGTAGATTGGCTTGTAGCCCGCGCATGTAATTGACCAGAAAAGGCTTGGCAGAGGCATGGCCTAGCGTGATTGTTTCAATGATTGCTTTGCCGCTGACATCATGCTTAGACATATCCGCCATATTCGCGTCGAAGTTGCCTAAAACGTGCATGATTCCTTGGTCTGCACCTACGAAGGTTTGCAGATATTCGGGCGGAATCTGAGTTCTAGGGGCGAATATGGGCGGGTTTAACTGCTTCATATGGTCGCCTTCATAGTACTGGTTATAGAAAAGCGTTGTTGTGTTTTGGGGCTTTTCGTATGCGTCCAGGTACTTCTCATTGATTGACTCAAGCGAGGCGATAATCTGTTGAGGTCTGACGTTTTCGAGCTCGTTCGCGAGTTGTTGTCCGGCGAAGTTCTTTAACATCTGATAGCCTTCAGCATGATAGAAATATGGCCGCGTCATTTGATAGTTTGAGCCAGCTTTCTCATCTCGTGCCGTAACGGAATTACCATCAATGAATTTAAGAGGGAAACAGGTGTACTCGGTTTCCTCTGTCTTAAGGATTTTGTTCTCAATCATGATGTGGCGAATAATCTTTGTGATTTCGGTCTCGCGCTCTTGAACAACGATAGGGGGTAAGGTTATTTCTCTTTCTTCCTCCCATTCTTCCAAGAGCTTTTTATACTCTTCGCGGGTCATGCTGCGACCGTCTGATAGCTTATAAAGCTTTGTTCGCTTCTTTTTCTTTTCGTAATAGTCGCAAACCATCAAGATATCTTCGTTTCCGACCTTGAACGACCAAGAAAAGGGGCCAAAGTTGCCTTGTGCTCCAGAATTTAGCGCATTTTGACGCAAGAACTTGAGCTGGGATATATCAACGTCTGGGAATTCAGTCTCGAACTCATGGCGACGTTTAGGGATGATTTCATAACAATAGTCGCCGTCTGACTTATCTTTGTTCTTTGCTAACAAATCGAAACCTACAAGGGTCTGTTCGTGATTTCGCTCCCAGTAGATATTCTGGAGCATTGAGCGCTCATCGACATAGTCAGTAAAAAGCTTTGTTGATGAATAGCCGCCGGTTAGCAAGTCGCGGAAAATCTCATATTGTGTTCCGTTTTTCTCGCTCTCAAAGAGAATATGACGCGCATAGCCCTCTAATACCTCAATGGTTTTAGCCTGTAATTCCTTTTGCTGCGGGTCGTCAAAGTTAAAATCTTCAGCGGGCTTGATCTGAATGCTCGGCGTGTTAGATGCAAACTCACCCAATAGCCGCGAGACGTATGACTCAAGCACGTTAAACTCAAGGCTAGGGCGCTGCAATTCAGCGTTTACAGCCCGTCTTGAGCCGTCCATGGTAGTGATGAATACAAACCGCCTGCCTCGTGAATAACGCTCATAATTCATTACAAAGCCGTCGTAAGAGTTTTCGACGTTCTTCTTCATGCGTTTAAGTTCGCTGCGGTTAGTCATTTCATCCATGGTATACCTGCTTTTTGAGTTCGTTTAGGCGGTTCATCCGTTGAGCCATATTGTCGATGATTCTGTCTTGAGAGACAGTACTGGTCGACGGGAGAAGTATACCTTCAATTAAAGCGCACTGTATGGCTTGCTGCATAGTATCTGCGCGGTCATCGTGTCGGTGAGTGTTGTTTGCGGTGATTTTGCGTAGGTGCTCGATGGTTGCTTCTGTGTGCTTTCCCGCTTTGGGAAAAGTAATCTTGCCAGAGGCTGCATAAGGTTGACACTCTAAAAATCTGTCAATCTTAGTGAATGGGCGGCCTGAATCCCTGTCTCTGCCCCTTTCAATAGGCAGGACTCTCAGGCCATGGAAACTTTTTAGTACGGATATAAGCGCCGTTCCGCTGGATTTCTTCTCTATCACTGCGACTTGAGGCTTAACGCGATGGCGTGAGCACTCCATATAGAACTGAATGAACTCATCTTCAATGTCTTTAGGCTCGCATTTGAGCTCATAGCAATCTATCCAGTGTAGCCCATATTGCCCTGTATCTATGCCGCCCTTGTAGATAATCTTGTAAATTCCAAAGAAGCTAAACACTGTGTAATCGGCGGTGAATTTCTCGGACTCGGCAGAATCGACACTAATAAACGTGCTGATGATTTTGGGCTCTTCGAGAAGCAGCGGGAACCACTGAGGTTTAAAGATACCCCCGCCGCTAGGTTGCGGGCATTGTTGTTGCTGTCCAGCAAAAGCATAAGGCGAGACCTCACGCTCAACAAGCAAGTTCTCTTTGGGGAAGTTCTCAGGGAAAAGCGCATTGTCTACCTCATCAAGCGCGGGAAGAATGACTTTTTCCCACTCGTAACCATCACCGCCTGATATAAGAAAGTTAGCGAGGTCATCTTCGTGAACCCTCTGCCCGATGAAAATCATGCAAGCCCTGGGACCACGCAAACGATACTTAAGCGTTTCTTTGTAGTTTGTAGTCACACGATTGCGCAGTGTGTCGCTGTGCGCCTCGTCAACTTTGTGAGCGTCATCGATGATAATTCCACCCCCAAAGCGTTCTAAATCCCCTGGTAAGCCTGCATCTAACCCCGTAATGGTACCGGCTGCCCCCACTGCAACGCATCTACCACCGCCCCCACCTTTTCCATCTGTGACAATAAAATTACCGCGAGATTTAACGCTGTCAGATATACGCGCGTCAAAATACTTCTTGTACAACGGCATCGATATTATTTCTTTGATTAAGCCCGTGGCTTTCTCTGCGAGCTCGTGAGAATACGAAACATAGATGAAGTTGCAGTCTGGATAATTGGCATAACACCAAGCAATGAAGTAACAAAGCATGGTCGTTTTAGAATGTCCCGGCGGAACGTTGATAATCAGCCGAGTTGATTGCCCGTCGAATACACGCCTAAGATTCTTGGCTATAGAAATGAAATGAGACTCGCGACCGATTGGATCTGACAGGAGAAACTTCCTACCGGTCTTGAGCTCAAAAAAAACGCGCACGAAGGTCAAGTAGCTGCCGAGTAACAGCGCCTTGGTCTTCAGAAAATCACTGAATTCTGGGTCATCTAGCAGTGACAAGAATTAACAGCCTTTTTTCATTCCATCGATTCTGTGCCCGTCGCCGTGCATTTCCACTGAATGCTCGCGCTTATGTCCCATTTTTTGTTTCATCAAAGGAGGTGCGTATTCATGTCCGCCGCTTCCCATGTTTTGGCCGCGTCCTGGGGTCTTGGTCTTTCCGTCGTGTTGCATGGTAGTTGTCCTTAACTGTTTGTTTGAAGTCTTTTCAAATTACTTATCAATAATTCAATTTTTTTAGCCGCTGTTAGCGCTGCGTCCTTTACTACTTCGTCACCATGATCGTAGCAGATTTGCAGTGACTCAATAATTTGCCATGGGATTGATTTAAACAAGCATAGAAAAATCATCCTTTCGGCGTCGCTCATTTCTTCTTAGGCCTCTTTTTGCGCTTCTCGCCAGCTTCAGAATAAGCAATCGCCAAAGCCTGGTTTTTGGGCTTTCCGGCGTTTAGTTCCGTGACGAGATTCTTTTCAAATCCTTTCTTTGTTTTGGCTTTTGGGCCTTTGACTAATGGCATGCTAGATATGTCCTTGTCTGATTTCTTTGATTAGGTCCTGAATCTTATCTGAGCCTGAATCGACCAAAATAGTTGTATCCGCCTTATCTTTGGCGCCGAACTCTGCGGCTTTTTGAAACTTCCAAATCTCGGTGCGGAATTGTTCTTGGCCTTTAGCATCAAGCCATTCAAGGTTTTTCTGGGCTTTGTTGTCCCACCATTTTTCAGAAAGGCTCATACCCATATCATATGCTGTTTGGAACTCTTCAAAGGCATCAATCCACTTAAAAAAGGTTTGTTTGCCGATTCCGATAGCTGCGCAAGCTGTTGCTAGAGTGCCCCCATGCTCAAAAACATCAAGGATGGTCTGACACATTGAGGGTTCATATTGAGTATTTAGATTCCACTTAGTTCCGTCAGGCTTAGGAGGGGCGGCGGGTGCGCCATTAGGTGTCATGTCGTTTATATGAGCTGCCATGCTAATTCCATTTTTAAGTCAGCTGTATTTGTCATCCAATTAAGCAACAAAGCTAAATTGGTTCTATCAATTTATTATAGCAACATTATTTAACAAAATGGGGTAAAATTTCACATTTTCAAGGGGAAAAAATGGAAGATTCCACTGATTGGCTAAAAAATGCCTTGAACGTTATCAAAGATTTTGAGAAACAAGAAACTATGGGGCGTGTTACTATGTTAGCTGACAATGGTATAACTGACTCTAACCTCTTTGACATACAAAAGTTTCGAGAAATGGAGGGCAATCTGATAGACTTGCAAGACGATTTATCATCGCTCGAAAGTCGAGTCACATTGCTAGGATTTGCAAATGTGTTTTTGTTCGCGCTGGCTGCAATTTTCGCAGTCACATTGATTAATAAGTAGGGAAACATCATGCCATTTGTTCAAGCCGAAGTTAAATTTAAAAAGCCGGTTAATATTCTCAATCGTGGAGACGTCGCAAAGGCCCTGTATTCGCGTATAGCAGGTTTTAAACTTAAGCCGTCTCTTAAGCTAGTAGACGTCACTATTCAGGTCAAAATCAAAAATGCTGTGTGGAAAACCGCTGGATATGCCCCCGCTGCTAATCCAGAAACATCATTATCCGACTATGCTCAATGGTTGCTTGATTTTGAGGGTGTAGTCTATGAAGACATTTCGCAAGTCTGCAATCTAAATATATCATCATTTTATGCTGACGTTGAGGCAATAGTAGTACAAGTCAATGAGCGATGAGCTATCAAAGTATTTAGACTTGCTTAGAGCTGAAATACTGGATACTGAACAGATTATCTCTCTTCTTGAAGAGGATTTAGAAAATTGTGAGCCGAATCGTCAAGCTCTCTATGAAAAAATGCTCAAATATTCTAAAAAGACTTTAAATGCTTTGATCGTAGAAGAGAATGATTATATCAAGACTCTTGGATTTAATGACTTATGAGTACAAGCGAACTCGAAGAAGTGCGCGAAGAAATTCTGCGCACGGAAAAATTCATTCAAGAATGCAAAGATGATTTGAAGCGCTGCACGCTTTCACACAGATTTCTCTATCGTATGATGATCAAATCTGCCAAGGCTATGCTTGGGAAGCTGAAGCGCAAAGAACTTAGAATTATTGAGGATCTAAAATATGAAATTTGACATTAAGAAAATCTACAAATCGACCGTTAAACAACTTGAGAAGCATCAAGTCGAGCTCTCTATAGCCTTGACAGCCATTAGCTTGCTTGCGTTCATGCCCGATGATGAAGACGGCGAAGCAAGTTTGCTTAAAGAACTTATTGAAGATATCAAAGAAAGCAACGAAGGCTGGCTTAATACTTTGAGAGCTTGCGAAAAAGAGCATGAGTGATTATTTAGGGGGAATTATGCCATATATCAAAACAACTAAAACATATCATGAAATCGCAGCCGAAAGATTGCCTAAAATATTGACTAGTCAAAAATGCAGGGAAGAAAATAACCCGTGGCCTTTGATCGAAAATGTCCCCCTTGACATTAAAACAGAAGCTCAGCTATCACTTCCAAAAGATTTTTACCTTTTCGATGGTGTCATTTTGCTTATGAGAGCAAAAGGTTACACACTGAAAGCTATAGGTCAATTCTTAAATAGGTCTTCTGAAAGAGTTCGAGGCATGGAAGTGAAAGCATTGAGGAAATTTAATAAGCTTGCTGAAGAAGATCAAACGCGATTTATTGATAAATTTACAGAGTACTATCGCTCAAGGGCCCTGGTTTTAATGCAAAGGTATAAAATCAAGTGATTAACACCATTGTGGACTGCATTCTAGAACTAGACCCAGTTGCTAAGCAAAGGCCCCGCGTTTTTACTGATGCCTTAGGTAAGACTAGGGCCTTCACGCCCGACAAAACACGCAACGCAGAAAGCAAAATCAAAATCATGGTCAAAAAATGGATGATTGAGAATCAGCAACAGCCCACGGATGCGCCGGTGTTTATGCGGCTTGGCTTCTTCTTTCACACTGACGATGAAAAGAAGCTCAAATCTCGGCATACCTCACACCCTGACTTGGACAATCTCGTCAAAACGGTCTGTGATGCGCTAAATAACATTGCTTATCTTGATGATAAGCAAATCGTGCACCTGACAGCGCAGAAAGAATATTGGGCGCGTCCGTCCTCGATTTCAATTGTGATCTCAGAAACTATTCTTTAAGGAAAAAATAGGCTAGATCTTCGTGCAATGATTCATTGGACATGTTATGTTACTCAACCTCTTTCGGAGGGCTATTTATTTCATCGGGCAAATCGCTTAGATCAATGGGTAGTTGCATCTGTTTTTATACCAAAAATTCGAGAGTGGAAGTCAGGAACATATCCATAAGTTTTGAGTGCATACATTTCAATAGCTTTCAGATAGACCTTAACGCCTTCAAGGGTTAATTCTTTGGGCCCTGTGGCGTAGCCATGATCTATCAAAAAATTATCAAGCATGTCTGAAAAGGCATCATAGCCCTTGTCATCGTTGAAGTCTTTAATTGCGTTGTATAGCTTCTCTACGTGTTCATCATTCATTTTTACTACCTTACGTGTTCATCATTCATTTTTACTACCTTAAAAAAAGACCGGTCAATGGTTTGGTTAATCGGACTTCTACTAATCGGGATTCGGATATACTCGTATTCGGATCTTATAGCGTTCAATTTTCAATGTTCAAATAGTCGAAGTTCATTTTTTGACCGCACTTGCGGCCAGTCATTTGATGGCGGAATTGAACCGCCTGCTTCATGATTACCTTTCACGCGCTCTACCATATGAGCTAATCAAATTAAATGCTACGACAATGCGCATTGTCTAAGTGTTTGAGGCACACTAGCAAGCCCTTACCATTCGCCCCGGTCTTTTGTATTCGATCAAACTTTTTCGCTGAAAGCGTGCAGCGCGTTTTTATCGACTTGTACTTCAGCGGTCCAGTTTACTTGCTGAATTGCTGCGTCGATTAGTCTAAGTTGTCTTGCGTAGTAGTCATACTCGGCTGTGACTTCTTCCAAGCTTAGCTTAGGAACGTTTGCGGTGACTTCGTCGATACCATCCGAAACTTTAATGCGTTGCACGCGTTGCTCGAACAGGTTTTGAGTTTTGAAGCTAGAAACTTGATTAACTTTTGCTTGTAGCTCTTTGCGTCTTAGCAAGGCTTCAGCCAATTTGATTGGGTGCCAGTTTGTCATATTTTAAATCCCTACTAAAAAGACCGCCAGGTACAATGAAAAAGTAAAAACCTGGCGGCAACGGTTGCGAAGCAATAATATCACAATTTCGAATATGTGCAATACACTTTTGAACTATTCGGATTTGTCGAAGAGTTCAGTCATGAGTTTATGATCTCTTTTCTTGGATCTATGGCAGGAGACCCAGCCGCTTTCCATTCTTCCAAGCTCAAAGCTTCAGAATCAGCAATAAACAGCCCAAGAGCTCGGTTTCTTAGAAAAGATGAACAATATAGGGGATAGCTCGCATTATTCGCCGCTTGGCTATGATATCTCGGTCCTTCCCCATGGTAGGCATAGCCTGAACTGTTCGCAGCTCCTGGAGCGTTTGGTGAGGTTTTAGAGGCTATTTCCCAGCGACTCCCCCGCATTCCCTTTTTTATCATGGCTCTAATCCCATTGATCCGTGCTTGATGTCCGAATTTTGGATCATTTTCTTTGTAAATCTTCTCACATAAAACCATAAAATCAT